CGTTAAATCATGTGTTGTTGATATAGACGTAATTGCCATTGTAATTTCCTTTTATATTAATAATCACCAAATACCGAAGCAAATCCATCTTCTGATGCATCTCTTTTAGAACCACCAGACTTGGAGGATGTCATACTTGTAGTGGAAGGTACTGTTTCCTTTGCACTCTTAATATTCATCTCTTTAAGTAGTTCCTGCTTGATTTGTTCTCTTAAAGACTGTTCACTTTGTACTTTAGCTTGCTTCTTTGCAGTTAGATACTCGTATGCTGTCTTGTATGGTTCAGAAGATTTATTAAACTTCTCTGCAAACTCTGTATCAGTAGCTACTGCTTCTTTCAAAGCATCTTGATTTACAGTTTCCCAGTAACCATCAACAGTATTAGCATATATTGTCTCTTGTATCTGCATTTGTTGAATCTTTAGTTGATTCTGCAATTCTTTATATCTCTCGACTGGATTTTCCCAGAATTCGTCTTCATCATCTACTTCTTCAACACCATCTTTTTGACCATCTGCTTCTTTAGCCTTAGATAATTCTCTTAGCTCGTTGATGTAATCATCTTTATCTGCTAATCTCTTTTCTAAGCCTTCTATTTGCTTTTGAAGGTCTCCATACTCATTATGTTCTGTATCTTCCTGAGCATTATTCTCTGAAGGCTGTTCTCCAGATTCTTGTACAAAATTCCGAGCATCACCAGATGTCTCATTAGGCTCTTTTTGAGTTTCTGTTGTCTCAGTAGGTTCACCAATACCCAATTCATCGATATACGATAGGTTGCCATTTTCCATAGGTTCTGTATCCTCTAGGCTAAATTTAGTATAGTTTTAAGACATAAACTATATTGGTCTAAGTTGAGTCTCAGTCAAAAATCATTATAATATACTTGCAAACAAAACAAGGAGTAACAATGAAAATTATACCAAACACAAACAATGTTTATAGCATAACAGAAGATGGTAGAGTTCTAAAGAACCTAACAAAAGAAATGTCTCTAACACTAGATACAAGAGGCTATCCAAAGGTTGGGATAATATATGTAGATAAAAGAAGAACAAAAAAAGTACATAGACTTGTAGCTGAACTTCTAATACCTAACCCAAACAATCTTCCTCAAGTTAATCATATAGACGGAGACAAAACCAATAATCACATATCCAACTTAGAATGGTGTACTGTATCACATAATGTTAAACACGCATATGACAATGGGTTATACGACAATAAGCTAAAAAATCATGGAAAGCTTACTGACGAAGAAGTCAGGTCTATAAGAGACAAGTATTCTTCTGGACAATATAAACAAAAAGAACTTGCAGTTATATATAACTGCCACAAAACGACTATATCGCAAATAGTCAGAAGGAAATCATACTCAAGGGTACAATAACCTCAATAGAATAGTCGAAAGACTACTCTATGAAGCTATATTCCTAATTGCTTTTGGATCTTTTCCTTAGCTTTATTTACCTCTTTATCTATTTTTCTAGCAGAATCAATCTGTACTATTTGTGAATCTTTTTGGTTAATAATACCACCCATTTGTTTAATTTGAGCTTCAAGCTGCTGTGCATATTGTTGAGTCTGCTGTAATTGACCTTTAACATTATTCCAATTTTCTAGCTCACTAGCTAATTGATGTTTATCTTTAATAGAGCTATACCTAAGTAAAATCTCCATCGGAATAGGCATTTGAGTTTGACCTTGAATAGTAAGTAACTGTGCAAACTGTTCTTCTTTTTCATTCAATCCTCTAGGAGCATCTTCTATAATAATATCTACATCATCTACAGTAATATCATTAATCTTTGTAATAGAACCATCATCTAATAGCTGTATAGTATTTACAGGTAAGAAAGCATAAGAACCATCTATATTAAGTATTCTAATAAGCCTTTCATCTGTAATAAATTCAGGTACCAATTTCATAGTAATCTCTGCTAATTTAGCTCTAAATATCCTAATCTTATTCAAGAATGGTATCAATGTATTCTGTGCTTGATTAATACTTATATTAGCCTTTTTAGCACTTTCATACTGTCCTGATTGACCTACATATGCAGGATTAATACCAGCAGTAGATAATAACTTCTGTTCTGCTATTTGCATCATTCTAATATGACTATCAGCTAATTGTGCAGTAGGTAATATTTGTACTCTACCTTCAGCTAATGCTCCATCTTGTAGCTTAGTAATACCGTCAGGTTTAGCTAATGTCTTCTTAGCTTCATCCCAACTAACAAAAGCATTTTCTTCAGCTAATACTTGTGAACTATTCAAATAATGTAAAGCTTTAGAATGTCTCTTATTTATTTCTTCTTGTGCAGATACCATATTAGCAACTAAACCATAAGGACCATTATCTAGTTTTCTTTTATATGTAATCTGTACAAATGGATATGTATTAGCTTCATATGGTTTTTTCTTTGAATAAAGTATTTTACCTTTAACCCAAATACCTACACTAATATTTCCACTCTCATCTTTATACCAAGTAGTAACTAATCTAGGTCTTTTTCTGTTTCCATGTTCAAACCACATATCATCTTCACTACTTGTTTCAAACCCAGTAATAATACTGTTGCCATCTTCTTCTGGCTTATATTTGCTAAATGTTTTATCTAATATATCTTCATCAACAAATACTGCATATTGTACATATCTAGCATCTTCTAAGCTATCCTTCTTGGATAGACTATCAACAAACATATCTCTATAATCTACAAACCTATGCATTATATTTGGTTCTTTATCATCAAGCACAGGTTCAACAATCATAGTTCCTCTACCTGCAACCAAACAATCAAGTATAACACTATCTAATTCATCATCTGTCTTAGAATTGTATTGAATATAATCGTATAAATTAGTCTTTATTTCAGCTATCTTCTCATCATCAAGTGTTCTACCAGCCATTTTAATCTTTGGTCTGTTAAGTCTTTCTCCACCAATAATAGAATCAATAGCAGGACTTATATGATTGAATGTAGTAACTGCTTGTTTTCTTTCTTGTAATGTAGCTATCTCATCATTAGTCCATTGTTCACCATGATAAAGATTATACATATCTTTAGCTTTCTCTTTCCATTCCTGGTCAAATGAAACTGAATCACTAAACCAAGATTCAAATGTTTCTAACAATTCTTTGGTATTTTGCTTGCTAATATTTTTTTCCATATCGTAATTATATCCTATTTAAAACTTAAAGTAAACTAAATTACTTTCCAGTTACTAATATCACTATTGCCTAAGTCGTCAAATTCATCAATTATCCTATGCTCTTGAACTACCATCTTTGCTGGATATTTAACCTTATTTATAAAAAAACTTAAACAATCACTCCTGTCATCATGAGGAGTTCTTGTAAATAACAATAATTCCCTTTCCAACTCTTGAATTTCTTTATCTTCTCTTCTAACATGATATATTCTTCCACTTTCATAAAATGGTTGTAACTGCTCAATTCTAGCTTCTTTAGATCCAGTATGAGATGGTATTTCTCTTAATGGTAAGTTTATATTTGGCGGTTTATTATCCCTAATCTCTAAGTACATACCTCTTTGTGCAGCAATAGTTTCCATCCATATAACTTTAGGACTATATTTCTTAGCTAAATGATATAGCAACTCCCTATTATCCTTAGGAGTATCCCTATTAGCAAACACTTTAACTACATACCAATTATAGTTCTCATCTGTAGCCAATACGATAATAGCACTTCTATCTACAGCTTTAAGTCTTGTTCTACCACTAGGAGGTAACGCAGGATCGTATGCAATATAGTAATTAGCATTTTTAGGAACATCCTTTATATCACAACCTTGGAAGTAATCTTCTTTAAAAGTTAATTCATCATCTGCAACCATAGGGTTATTATGCAACTCACTAAAGAATACAGACATTTTACCTAATTGACTATACATTCTTTTAGTCTTCTCATATTCATTCTTTGGTAATAGCATTGGTGCTAACATTTCACCTGCATCATCAATACATTCATATTTAGCACTACACCATTCAGGATTTATAAGTATCTGGTGTAAACAACTCATATCTTTAAGAATAGTACCTACATAGCAAACATCATATAAACCTCTTTTATTTACTGAAGGCAATACATCTGTTAATATAAAATTTAATATACCATCTGTACCAGCTGTTTCATTTGTTTCTATATCATCTAACACATACATATCAGGTCTAGTATCTTTATGAATTAAACCTCTACAAGATTGTCCTGCACCTTTAGCAACTACCCTTACACCTGTGCTTGTAGTAAAATCTGTCTTAGCCCAATCAGTAGTTTTAAACTCTCCCTTTTGTGTAAACATAGACTTTAGTTTATGATTAAATTCTAATTCTTGTCTAATCCTTACAACGAAGTCTTTAGCCTTATCTTCACTATCAGATACAATAACTATAAACTTCTTTTCCATAAAACAAATTCTATACAAAACCAACAAGAAAGTAACAATAGTACTCTTAGCATGACCTCTAGGTACCCCGATTGCTTTTAATTTATTGTCAGATGTCATCAGTGCCAATATATCTGTATGTAAAGTAGGGTGTGCTGTAGGGAAAAATTCCTTGAAGTATGTTTGACCAAACAACATTATAGCCTCAGCCATTTCCCTATTCTTCTTTGCATTAATTGCTCTCTCTCCAGCCTCATTAGTCCAAGCTGAAACTTTAAATATTTCATTTGGGCTGTATGACTTCTTATTGCTAATTAGTCTGGACATCTATAATCTCTTGCTCATTACCTACAGCAGTCTTTTGTAAGCTTAACTGTATTTCTCTTAAATGATTAACAAAATCTTCTTTAGTCTGTTTAACCTCAACCTTAACATTTATATCCTCTTTAAATGTAGGCATATGTTCCAGCATAACCTTACTTGCATGAATTCTATCTCTTGGCTGTATATCATTATCTATTGCCATATCATATAAATTCTCATACAACTTATTCTTCTTACTCACAAAAGAAATCCAAGCGTGCTTATGTGCAACCTCAAACATTGCTTTTACATCTTTTCTTCTTTCAATTTGATTTGCAACCTTTTTAACATTTGCATTAACAACTCTGTTGTTTCCTCCTGCTTTGTCTACCGCTTCTTTATATAGTTCTGGAAAATGTTCTTTAACTAACTCTTCCCTGCTCTTTTCATTTGCTAGTACATCTTGAACATATTCCATATATACCATAGTATTTTCATCTTGTATTTTTGGTAAACTTTTTAATGCGTGCTTACTTATGTGCATCAACAACTCCTCTGTTTTTCATATTTTCGCTGTGACTTATAAAAAGACAACTTTCAGGCGAATACATACCGTTAAACTTTATGTCTTTGTCTATGTCAAGACCCTCTTGATATCCATTTTCTAATCCCCATTTTACAAATGAATCTGGATTATCTAGCCATTCATCACAAATAGTTATACCTTTCGCTCCATAATATTTATATGCCTTGTCGTTTTTATTATAGCATCTTTGTTTTATTGCTCTCCATAGATTATATAACTTCATCCTTTTGCCATTTGACACTGAATGACCATGTATTCTTCCACAGTTTTTATTTCCCTTGTTTTTTTTCCCATTTATACTAGACCTACAAGTCTTGCACATTGTAGCCTTTCCTCTTTTTACATCTTTTGTAAGTGCTTTAACCTCACATTTGCATTCAGGGCATATGTATATTCCAAACCTATCTTTTCTTTTGCTTTTCTCTGTAGCATACATCATTCCTAAATCTCTAACAAATTCCATACAAATACTCCTTTGGTGGATGCTATTTATTGTATTATATCACAACTAATCTACCAAGTCAAGACATTTGCTATTTTCTTCAAACCAATAAGCCATATCTAAACCAAAACCAGCAATAGGATTATCCTCATACGTCTTACTAACTAACTCACTATCTATGTATAGTGACCAACAAGGAGTATTTGTACTAGCAACAAACTCATCTACAGCTTCCTCATTACTGTCATAGTGTTTTTCTATTCTTATATCTATTATTTGCATAAAGATAACTATATCTAAATCTCGTTAGTTTTGTCAATAAGTATAATTGAGTGTTTAATGTGTTTGTTTAATTATATTAAGACTCATATGTTTAATTTTAAATATTTGTTTGATGGTAAGGCTCATGTGTGGAAAATGAAATATTTGTTTTAGTGCATTATACATATATTAACTTTCCCATTTTTTTACCATGGGGGGGTATATAAATCCTCAACCAAACAACTATATCCACACGCCACAACAAACTACTACACGAAGTAAACCACATATAATACATTACTGTTATACTGTAATCATTTGCATAGAATATTCTCAATAATTCCTATATAATTCCCAGTAATTCTCGTATAATTCTCGGTGATTTTGACTATGATAATGATTATCATTCCATACATTCACCCATAAACACTAAACCCACTTACATTTATCCAACCCCAAAATCTCGTTAAAAAACAAAACATAAAATACATCATTCAACACTTTTAATCTTACAATAAAATACATATCATAAACATACCATATATAAGAGTCTAATACCACATTAAAAACAACAACACATAAAACATATAGTATATCGTTCTTAAATCCTATTATATAAAGTATAGAGCTACAACTATACAATGCAATCATTTAACTGTTATATATTATAAAATCAATAAATTTTAAATCTTTTAATAGTTTTACATATATTTTAATAATACTTTAAGATTAGATACGTCATAATTCTACATAACAAAACGAAACGATACAAACATTAAAGTTTGGAACTACTACAATAAACCATTAAAGGGATAACAAAATGATTATCAAAACAATAGAAACAGTAAGCGAATTAAGAAATGAATTTATAGCATACAACAGAGATCATTATACATATGAAGCTTATGAAACAATGATACAATACTTTGAAGAGATAGGTGAGAATTATGAACTAGATGTGATTGCCTTATGCTGTGATTTCAATGAAGATACAATAGAAGAGATAAGAAGTAATTACGGACTAGATGATGAAGATGATGTGCTAGAGTATTTAAATTACAATACTTACGCAATAGAAACTGATGAAGATAAAATCTTATATATAGCATTTTAAAGTAATAATATGAAGAGAAAATATTTAAAACTAATAACCAAGATAGATAACTTTCTATTATGGTTAGCAAATAAAATATTGTAACACGAAAGGAAGTGAAAAATGAAACTAACATATAAAGAAATACCATCAGCAATAAGTAACTTTGAAACATTCAATGGAAACAGTATAGAAGCTCTAAATAATATACAAACATACAAGGTTTGGAGTTATGACACTTTAATATTTAAGTATAACAAAATAGATAAAGAAGCGGAGTATTTTGATAATAGTTATCATTCAACCACTACATCAAAGTTGCAGAATATATTAATTGATATATTTAACCTAAATAATGGAACAAAGAAAAGAGATTAACTATATACCTGCAAAGGATTTATTTCCTTTAGGTATATCAATATAAGCCTTAATTACTTTTAAGCCTATAATGTAGGTTTATGAGCTTTTAAAGCTATGTTATTTTAATTACTACTGCAAATCACAGATTATATTGCAGTTATATAGAAATATATATTGTTAAAACCAAATATACTTAATGAGTGGAGTATATTTATTTAATATTACTAATAAGCAGTTATTGACTGTTTACAATACTATTAAAGGAAAGGTAAATAATGAATGAAGTAATACAAATAGACAGGGAAATATTACTGTACAGCATAAGTGCAAACAGTAATGGTTTTATCGAACTTGTGCAAGATGAGGAACTTATAAGGATGGGTAAATCATATTTTAGTGAAGATGAATTTCTGATTCAATGGATAACAAATGGTAGAAACATGATGAAGAAATTACCAGTTGAAAGGATACGATAACATGAACTTAAAAGGAAATGTTGCAGCTATTCCAAATTGGAATGATAATAAGTCAAATGTAATTAAAAATCCAAATGAAATTGAAGAGATTAGAAAATTACAAAACAAATGGTTAAAGAAAAACAAAATTAAAAGATACGGAATTTCTTTAAATGATTATAAGCTAGTTAAGCTCAAGGAGTTTTAAATGTGTTATGATTTACAAAAAGAACTAACAAAACCAATAAAGGCAGATTTAGGAATGGTAAATAAATTGCTTATATGTGATAAAGTTATGGAGCTTATACAATCAGATCTGCCAGAAGAACAAAAGAAAGGTATTTTAAAACTATGGTTATATATAGACTCATTATTGGAGCATAGAGATGAAGAGAAATAAACCTAGTGAAAGAGAGATAAGCTCTTATTTCAATAAATCACCAAATTGGCTATATATAGTTAAGTTACAAAAACCAACAAAATATAAGAGACTTTACTCTTTTGATAAATGTCCTTATAAATCAATAAGTCTATATATCAAGTATGTAAAACAATTAAAAGAAAAAGCAGAAGATATATATTATCTATGGGATGAAGAGAACACTAAGGATATATTCTTAAAACAATATGCACACAAGAACAGTGTAGAAAGAATATTGTTTAATATTGTAGATGAGTTAAGTGTAGGACAAAACGTAATAGAAAAACTTGAAAGGATAGTAGATGAGTATAACAATAAACATCCTTAGCATATTAGCTAATGATTGTAAGAATTTAAGTAGTGCTTACAAATGCAATAGAGACTCTATAAAGGACGAATACTGCGAAGGTATAGTATTACCTAAAAAAAAAGAGATTAACAGTTCTAGGGCTATTACAAAGCCATTTAGAGCTATATACATATAAGGGATTAACAAGCAATACTGTATGTATTGTAGAGCAGTTCAGAATATTAGTGATGCCAGCATATTAAAGGAATCTCTTTGCATCGTGTATTGTATAGTGCCTAGTAGTTTGGGCAAGGATTGTATTTGGTGTGAACTGTTCTGTAATATATATAGGAGGATTAAATGATTAAAACAAGGGATATGAGTTATAGCAAGAAGTATTATAACTTAATAGGTAGTCAGTTATATAGACTTGAAAAAGGTACATGGGTATATTTAAAGGAGATTTACACATGAATAACACAATGAAACTGTCAGCTTTAGCATGGTTTACAATGATGGCTTATGATGACTGTAAAGATGACAAATCACCAATAAGTAAAATTATTAGAGAGTTAAATAAGTTCTTTATGAAAAGAGATTTAACAACAGGTATGAATATATTAGAAAAGAACAAGTATAGAAAAGATTTGAGATATATGCAGAAGATATTTGAAAAGAATATAATAGATCCAATGTATCATGATAAGCTTGATTCTGATATGGAATTGCCTACAATAGACTTTAGTCCTACAGTACTTGCACTAGTTGTACTTGATGAATTGCTAATAAGTAAAGAGCCAACTGTATACAACAAGTATAGTCATCTTGATACTGGTAAAATGTTAATGGCTATTGAGGAAATTCATTACGACATATTTAGAAGTAGTTTAAAAATATATTATACAATGATTAAGGAGATGAAAGATGTATAAGATGAGAGAGTATCCAAGTTGGAGTGAAGTTAAAGATGATATGGATCATTATGATTTACTTGATATTATTGATACAGTTATGACAAGTAATGATATAACATTAGAACAAGCAATAGATGACTACATAGAAGCTAACTATGACTACAGAATAGTGGACGACATAGATAGAGCTTACGATGAATGGAAAGACGATCAATTATTAGGAGATTAGAAAATGAAAACATACCAACAGATAGACAAACTAATAAAGCAGATAGAACCTAAACAGTTAGCTGATTATCTATATAGTAACAACTATGAGTATGCTATAGAGTTATACAATCATATTAAGGTTGATATAGCAGATGATGATACAGAAATGTTGGAGATAGTAGAAAATAAACTAATAATACCAACAGATACATTTAAAGGTGTCTAGGAGAGCCTACAATGGCAAAACTATGGTGTAGGCATACCATTACCTACCTAAACAATAAAAAGCCTTATAAAGGCAAGGAGATAATATGAGAGTAATGATAGATGATAAAATAGGATTTAAGAAGTTAGATGAGAACAATCTAGTTGTATTTGAAAGTGTTATAAGAACAAAAAAAGAATGTGGTACAGAGTATGAAGATGATAAGGTATTGGGTTACTATGGAACACTTAAAGCTTGTCTTAATGGTTGCATTAAATATTCTTTAAAGAGTGAAAATTACAATGAGTTACAAGACATAGTTAAAAAGATAGATGAACTTAAGATTGTAATGTGTGATTTAAAGCCTGAGTGAGTGTGTAGAATACAAAACTATAGCTTAGTAATAGTAAGACTAGGCTAAACAATAAAAGGGATAAATAATGGAATATAAATTAATTATAGATGGTGAAGATACTGGTGGTAAAGAACAACAGATAGAGTGTTCCATATCAGATGATACTGATACACTAACAGTAAAGATAGGATACCAAGATATACAGATAGATATTAAATCTGTAAAAGCATTAGAGGACTTAATAGGACTAAAGGATAAATGATGGATTTAGATAATCTATTAGAAAATGTAGAAGAACAGAAAGATGAAGGTAAACTATTCATTGATTTCGATTCTATAGTCTGGGTGAGTTGTTTCAAGAATAGAGATAACCAAAATGATGAATTAGCCTATATGGATTGTATTAAAATACTCAACAGAATAGAAACTGAAGTATGGAAGAGATATCAGTTAATAGAAACCAAAATAGGTATAACATCATCTACTAACTTTAGATATAAGCTTTATAGTGATTATAAAGCCAATAGGAAGCAAAAGAATGAAGAAGCAGAGTTATTATCACAATTTACCAAAAGAGTTAAGAAGCTTATCTACGATAGGTTAAAACCTATATTG